CTATATCGAGTTTCAATATCTTTATTATACTCTAAACCAACATTTTTATCTTGACCTGATCTTAAAGCACTATCTACTAAATTACGAATTGAATCATAGTCACCTGCTTTTAGTAAGTCAACAGATGTTAATAATGCTTTCTTTAATTGTTGATTTTTACAAAAATTAGAAAATTCTTCTTCAACATATGCTAAATCTTCTTCAGATACAGTATATGCTTCTCGAAGTTGCTCTTTAATAGCAAGTTGTAATACTTCATTTTCAATTTTCTTAACTTCAACTTTAAGAATATCCATGCTAGGTGTTGTATGGTACTTAGCATAGTATTTAAGAATTTCATTAATAATCCACTTATGAGAACTATTATCAAAGTATTCGTCACTTAAAGCATCATGGATGTTGATTAAAAACTCTTTATGTGTAAGTAAAGAGGACAAAACTTTGATCTGGAACTGAGTTCCATATTGTGATAGTGTACTTAATGTCATAACTTTTATTTATTTAAAACTACTTAGTGTTCTGAATGTATCTCGTAACCAATAATCTGCATTTTTTAATGTGTGTCCTAACCCATCTTCATGGTACATTTTTAGGAAATCAACAACATTTAATTTATTTGGAGTTTCGTTGGTTACTTGTTCTATAGATGCTTTTTCATTATCATCTACTAATGGATTACTTAAATCCATTATTTTGTAATGTTTTTGTAATGTCTCGTAATCAAATATTACTCTTGAATATATAACATTTTCTTTATACTTACCTTCACATATGTTATGTAAATCTTCTAAAGACATTTCATTTTCTGCTAACTCAGGAAAAAACTTAAATAATTTTTTAGGACCTAAACCTTTCAATCCAGGTATTTTATCTGAATTATCTCCCATTAGTGTCTTATATAAGATAAAATTTTTAGCAGGCAAGCCAAATTTTTCTACTATTGCTCTAGGTGTATAGAATTCTTTTATCATTGGACTATACACAGTAATATTGTCGTCTACTAATTGTAAAAAATCTTTATCAGCAGAGACTATAATACATTTAGAATCATGTTCGTTAACTAAATAACGGGATAAATGCGCTATAATATCATCTGCCTCTACTTTATCGAGTGATATAAGATGTACCGGTAAACACTTTAAATAATGTATTAAGCGTGCTATTTGATTTACTTTTGAATCTTGTTCTTCTTCTAAATCTTCAAACACAGAATGATTAGTTAGTCGAGCTAAATTTCGTCCTGATTTATATTCGGGAAGTAAGTTCTTCCTGTTTTGGGAAGAACCTATTCCGTCGAATATTACATAAACCGAAGTTGGTTTATTGTTATGAATTAGAGATCCCAATGAGCGAAGAAATCCTCCTAACCCACCAACATGAACTCCATCTTGGTTTACATAGTTTAAAACCGCAAAATTTCTCAAAAACATATTTAACCCATCAATAATAAGAACATTATCATGTTTACTGAATGTTCCCTTACGAGGTGTATCATCTTTTTGAATACTGTCTAGCAGTTTTAATAGATCTTTATTCATTATTCTTCATCAATTAATGTAATTGCCTCTTTACTTTCTTCCCACTCACTCTTATCTTCAATAAGGCCAATTCCATCCATACTACCTAAGATATGTACCCATTCATGAGCATGTTGTTTTTTATACTCAGTTACATCTTTAGTATCATCTCCGATAAATCCATGAATTGTTGCTACAACTGTATTTTTAGTTTGTAATCCTGTAACGTGATTTTTATCTACTGCTACTTTAGTACGGACTGCAAATTCAACTTCCTTACCATCTTTAGTTGCTTTCATTTTACTTGTACCACTATTAGTAATATTACCAAATGTTAATACAATTGAAGCATCTAAAAACATTGTTTCACCATTTTTCATTTTCATTTTAGGTTGTGAGAAAATATTTTCTGCAGGTGCAACCCAAATCTTATTAATAGCAACCATTGAATTTGTATAATGTGATGATTCTTTTCTTGACAATGGAAAACGTTGGTTAATAAAATTTCCAAACTGTTGTGACATTGCTCCTGCATTCCACATTGGATTATTTTTATTCGCTTCAACACTCATCTTACAAGGTATAGAACCAATCGAATCCCAGAAGAAACATAAATCATATGGTAAATTTCCTTTGCGTTGTTCATCTAATAGATCAGCAATAAATTCTGCTACATCTTCAATTGTATTTAATGAACCTCTATCAGCGTATAAGAAAAATCCTGTATAATCTGTTACTTCACCTGTTTCAGTATCAACTACATCTTCTACTTGGAAACCCATTTGTTTAGCATGTTCCCAACTCCATTTCATCTCTGTAATAATGAACACAGGCAAAATGCCCATTTTCTGGGCATTGATTGCCAATTCAAGTAATGCTGTTGTTTTACCTGTGTTGCTGTGTCCTCTTAATAGAGTGATATGACCCATTGGTGCTCCAGGAAGTGATACTGAGTCCTGGAGTGCTTCTGAAAATGGGATCCACCTTTGTTCTTTAAACTTAACATTGCCAGTCAACAACTTTTTTTCTTTAAACTTCTCTAAATTGAAGTTTGATTTCATTTCATCGGAGACTGCCGCCGTTAGTGAATCTTTTTTCTTGGCCATAACTTATTATTTATTAGTTTTCGTCTTCATCATCTGCAAACAAAGCATCAAATTTATCTGCTTTAGTTGCTTTTGTTTTAGCTTGAAGTGTATAATTTTTCTTAGGTTCTACTACTTCTTCTTCATCCTCATCTTCCCAAGGTAAATCATTTTTAGGAGCAGGTGCAGGTGTTGTTGCTTCTTCTTCTACCTCTTCTTCTTCTTCAAGATCAGGATTCAAAAACTTAGCTAAGATACCTTTTAAATCTTCAAATGACATTTGCTTTTGTAGCTCTAAAACATTTGGTTGTTCTGTTAACCATGTTTTAATAGTTGCTTTATCGTCACCTAGTGGTGTTGTTTTAGGCTTAACACGGATTGAACATTTGATACCTTGACGGCCACCGATGTCACCCATTACAGCTTCAACTGTAAAGTCACGACCTTCACTAATGTCTGTAAAGTCTCCATAGTCCTCATCTTCAGCAATACCTAATAATTGCATATAAATTTCTTTTCCAAACTCCCACAAACGAACACCTTTATCTTCTTCACCACGAACAATAACAGGAGCAAATACTCGCATTTTTGGTTCTAGTTTCTTAGATAGTTTCCAGTTTTCTTTGTCATTTCCATTACGAAGTTGTTTAACAAATTCAACAATAGGATCTTTCTCACCCCAGTTTGTTAAAGCATATACAGGAAATTTAGATAATCCGTAGTGTACAAACACTTCTTGAAATGGATTTTCTTTGTTTAAGACTGAAGGTACAATTCGAATTTGATATTTACCTTCTTGTTTTGGTTTCCAATAGTACTTGGAATAATCGACCTTTTCTTTTTTCTGTCCGGACGACTGTAGAGAATTCAATCTCTGTTTAATTGCATTGATGTCCATAATTTAACTTGGTTTTTATTTATTTGTTATTAATATACTACATTTTTTAACAGGGCCAAATTTTACTGCCTCTTTTTATTAGTAGTGTGTTTTTCTTAACTTGTTCTAACCTAAAATGACACCGTTGTGTCTAATATAAATATTATAACTCTATAATAGAGTATATTTTTGTATTAAGTTGCTTTAACTCATTATGTTGAGTTAGCAAAATACAATTTCTATAATGTTGCCAATTTACTTTATAATTTATGTCAACTACTCCCTCATTTAATTTTTTAATCAATTCGTTTAAAGCATTAATAGTATAAAGTGTATTGCTTTCTTTTTTACGATGAACTAAAATTGTATTTTCGGGAATGTTATTGACGTTACCCTGATCAACATTATAAGTGATAACATATTCGTTTGTGCTTTTTACAAATAACACAAACATTTTGTTATACATGATGGTATAGGACTGGGAGATATCCCTAGTAAGAGCCTCTAATTCATCTATGCCGGTGAATGTACAGAATAACTTGTTGTTCAAATCCTTAATATTGTCAATATTCGGATCATACATATCATATTTTGTCTTAAAAGTCATAGTTCCGTCCCCTGCTAATCTTGGTTAATAAGTTTTGTTCTTTAAATACATCTTTGATTTGCTCTAACTCTTGTTCTTCATCTTCATCCCAATCTAGTAGAAATGAATCATAAGTATATAATACTATCTTAGTATTTTTATTTGCTAAGATTTTATGAATTTTAAGTAAAATCTGTATGTTTGTAGATGTTTCTAAATTTTGTAAGACATAGTTAAAGAGTTTTTGTGGATTCATATCCTTTAACTTATCCTTTTCAAAGATATAATTTGAAACTGGTGCTGTAAATATACGACTGCTTTCAAACTCTTCCCAAGCTTTACTAGTATATTTTTGCACTTTCTGGAAAAACTCTAAGTGTTGATATTCTTTAAAAACACCACCATATAATTGTTTAAATGTTAATTCCTTAGCTGTTTTATAATCTACATTATATAAAGCAGCAAACTCAGAATGAATATCAGGGTTACTAAATTCATAACCCACCAACTTGGCTGCCAATGTTGGGTGATACGCTGAAATGTCAATTTCAAGAAATTCATTATTTGATGGTATAAAGCTAGATCGAGAGTGGTTATCCTTTTTTAAAGCAGCGAAGTTAATGCTATTAAATGCATTAGACGGTCTTCTCGTTGTAGTGTTAAGGTTATATTGAGTAAAAATTCGATCGCTATAAATCGAATAACTTTCATTGTTTGGTTCATAATACTTGTAGAACTTGTCTTTATTTATTTTAATACCGTTTTTTTCAATTCCAAAAAATGCTAAAGCTCCTTTATTATAAAACTTAACATATTCTGGTTTTGGTTCTAAAATTACTTGTTGTAATTTATTATAAATATTCTCACAAACCTCATAGTGCTTAACTATTGGTATTATTTTATTAATGTCTGTTTTATTAGGGTGTTTCCTATAGAGAATGTCAAATACAGGTTCAG